TACCACCGCCTCCTCGTGTATTCATCGACATTAAAGAGGTTACAGGCGCAAACATTGAGGATGCGCAGGATCAAGTTAACTTCATCGTCAGTGAGTTTAATAAGGATGAGAAGCATGACTTCGAGATCATATATACAGGCGCGGCCACTACGATTGACGAAGGCGAGGGTGTGGTTGAAGATGAGAATGAGGAGCTAACCAAAGTAGTGCGCAGTGTGGTTGAAGATGTTATTAAGGAGGCGTTTGAGGAACTAGGCTTCACTGGGAACATGCGCGGAGTGATTGCATTTAAGAAATATCCGTTAGCGCCTGAAGGGAAAGCGTGGGACGGTGCGAAGGAACGCGCAGCCGCTGACGTGGATGATCTCAAGTTAATGTGCTCGTGGTTCGACTCGGAGAATGCCGACGTGAAGTCAGCTTACAAATTACCTCACCATCAAGCGTCGAATAAATACACGGTGTGGAATGGTGTCAAAGCTGCGATGGGCGCACTGCTGGGCGCACGTGGTGGCGTGCAAGGCCTCTCCGCCAGTGATCGACGAGGGGTCTACACTCACCTGTCAAAGCATTATAAGGAGTTTCAAAAGACACCTCCCGAGTTTCGCAACTACGACGAGGAAGAGCTCAAGCGTTTAGGCAACATCATCTTAATTGAGCCGGAGGATGCTTCAGGTACGGATGGTCAAGGCGAACCTGTTCCGGAACCAAAGAAGAGAGTCGACTTCGGCAAGTTGTATGATGATGTCTTGACGTTCGACAAGAAGAAGGTCAAGCCACGTCCTAACCTGGGACGAGTGCTTGAGGATTAACCAACAAAAGTAATTAGGAGGAATTGAGATGAAGACTTGTCCGTTTTGTAAGAAAGAAGTAGAAGAGCTGCGCGGTGATTGCCCGCATTGCTCGGAGAACCTTGATGCTGAAGGCATCCGTGAACATCTGCTGGCGCAGAAAACCGACCTGAAGGGGTTCCATGATTCAATCGAGGAAATGCGGAAGCAGGGAGAGGATTCAGAAGCTCGCCTGAAAGTTATCGAGGACAAAATGCTGGAGAGGGCGGAATACCTTTCGGCTATCGCTAACGGCGAGGAGAAGAAGCCGAAGCCAGCCAACATCGGGAATATTATTCGCGCCTTGATGACTCGTGACTGGAAGCATGCTGAGTATGAGAAGGAGATCATCGATAAGCACAGTGAAGAGATGCGCGCCTTGTCAACGCAGACCACAGGCACTGGTGGAGCGATCGTTCCTGAAGAGTATCTCCCCCAGGAGATGGTCGATCTGCTTCGGGCCAAACTGATCACCGAAGCCTTGGGCGCTCGTGTGTTGTCAGGCCTGACTGGATCGCCTGTGCTCATCCCGAAGCTGGCCGGTGGGGCGACTGCTTATCACGTCGCGGAGAATTATGCGAAGACTCCTTCGGATCAATCATTCGAGGAGATCAGCATGACACCGCACGAGATCGCAGCTGCTACCATTTATTCCAAACGTATGGCCCTCCTGTCTAATCCTTCAGTGGATCAGATGATTCAAGAGGACCTGCTTGCAGTGTTGGCGTTAGGTATGGATTACCAGGCCCTGTATGGTGACGGCGCGGGCAACCGTCCAGTCGGTATAATCAATACTCCTGGTATTGGAACCTATACCTTGATTAATGATGCTGGCGCTGGTGCTACTCCAGTCCCTGAAGACATTGACGGGATTGAACTCGTGATACTCAACAGCAATGCTGACATGGGCGCTTTGGGTTGGGCGATGGCTCCTCGGTCTCGTCAGACATTCAAAGGCATGCGCGACGATTCAGGCGGAGCCGGGACCGGGCAGTACCTATTCCGCGATGATATCAAAGCTGGTAACCTTGACGGCTATCTGCTGCGACACACTACACAGATTCCTATCAACCTGACGAAAGGCGCGAGCGCAGATTGCTCCAACATCGTCTTTGCTAACTGGAATGATCTCGTGATTGCTTACTGGGGTGGTTTGGAATTAGCTACCTCCGATCAGGCCGGTGATACGTTCGTAAAGAATCAGATCATCATTAAGGCCGCTTGGCTTTATGACATTGCAGTCAGGCATGAGGAATCCTTCGTGGTCGTAGACGGCGTGCGTCCGTAACGTCAGCGACGCATAAGGAGGTGACGTTATGACGAACAGATTAGGAGATATTGTAGCGGCGACTGCGCTTAACGTTTCCACGGTAGGCCAGACTGGAGGTGGGAGACCGATCGCTGGTCTGACTGGTTATCGTGCGGCTCAAGCTTCATTAGGAGCGATGCTAGTTGCCAGTGGTGGTGGCTCTGATACTTTGGACGTTAAACTCCAGGAATCAGATCCGCCTGAATTGAGTGACCAAATTAATGCCTATGACGGAGTAGACGACGGAAGCGAGAAGCTCCGCGATGGAGCGGGTAGCAATCTTTTGTTTGCTATCCCTTTCACGCCTTCCGCGGACATCACTGTTTACTCCGTTGACCTTTGGCTGTCGCGGTTGGGGACTATCACTGCAGGTGAGTCGGTATGGGTTGAGATATGGGATGACTCAACTGGAGATCCTAACGCCAATGAGGAAGGCGCGCAGGGGTTAACCGAGAGCCGAAAGATCCTCGGCTCCGATATTGATACCTCAATAGCAATGTACAACTTTGTTATGGAAGACGGTTATGACCTCTCCTCAGGGTCTCAATATTGGATTGTAGTCAACGGCGATATCACAGTATCAGCAACTAACTGCATCCAGGTGCACTACGACACAGCAACCAGCGGTTGTAAGTATTACGACGCGGTCTGGGCAGTGATGACCAACCAGAACGTTTGGTTCCGTCTTTGGACTTGCGTCTTCACAGACATTACAGGCGCTGCCTTCACGCAGATCACCGAAGGTTGGTTGAATTGGATCGATGTTGCGGAGAGGATCGAAGTTGACCTGCAGGTTGTCAAAGATACAGTGCGAGCTTACTACACTGTATCAGGAGGCATTTGGACAATTGGGAACATCTTGAACGTAGGCTATCCAAAACTCGGCCCGATGACTTAAGGAGGGCGTTATGCGCTCACTTGATTTAGCAAATGCTGCGTTCCTTGACGCAGGCTCGCAAAGGGACTCAACCAGACAGTTTGGCTGGATCCTGTCAGAGCTGGAACGCTATCGGAGTTTAGGCGTGTTCACGTTTAAGCCGATAGTGGCGGCGGCTCCATCTGGAGAGTTGATGAATATCTACTTCCAGGAGTCCGATCCTCCAGTGATGACTCATAGCAACCTTTATGATGGGGTTGACGATGGATCGCTTAAGCTGCGCGATGGAGCGAACAGTAATATCTATGTTGCTATCCCGTTTACACAGGACAACGTTGACTACCGAACGCCGATCGCTATGTCTGTCATGGTGTCAAGGGTAGGCACTCCGGTTAACACCGCAAGTGATAGACCACCTAACATCTCCTTCAGTATCATCGCTGACGTTGGTGGTAACCCTGATCCTGGATTGACCTCTCTTGGTGATTCCTACAAATTAGCAACGGCTGATATCAGTACCAGCCTTCAGGAAATCCTGATTGGTTGGGAAGGTATCAACGTTGATATTGCAAAGACAACACAATACTGGTTGGTGATCGAAGGCGAGTACGACGAGGACGCAAGCAACTGTATTCAGATCCATTACAACACGGTGGTTGGTACTAGCGACTGCAGGTACTATGATACCTCGTGGAACGCAATGGCTAGTGAGGACGTTTGGTTCAAACTTTTCCAGTTGACGTTCGAGGATGTTTCTGGAGACGAGATCGATGAAGGCGGCAACATTCCTGCGTGGCAAAGTGATATACTGCCAGTCAATAGCCTTGATACACTCACGGTACGAACACTTAATCTTATGCAGCGGAAGAGTTACATAAGGGTTAGATATGAGTTTTCAAACGTACCTAGCGGGCTTTGGTTCCCGTTCATCATTGGTGTGGTAGGTGATGCAATTGACCCACCGGTGTTGCCGATCAGTTAAACGTAGGATCAAAGAGGAGCCAGACTCCCGTGATCCTTTAACAAGGAGGAAACAATGACGGAGGATAAACAGAAAGAAAGGTTTGTAGTTCGCGACGGTTATTCCTTTCTTTATCAAACAGAGATAAGGGATGGTCAAGGAAATATCCATTCGTTTGGGAAGGCAGATCCTGTCCTGGCCGGAGGCATCATTGAAATAGAACTTGTCCAGGCGATAGGACAGGAACATAAACTCGAACGAGTGGAAGCTTTAACTTTGCGCTGCAATAACAGTGGTTGTTTCAAAGAGTTTGAGACAACTGCATTTAATCTTGCCTACGCCTGGTGTCCTCATTGCGGAGGACGTGGAGGAGACATCGTGACAGTCACGAAGAAATCCGCGGTGAAGAAGAAAAAGAAAGTAGAGGAAGTGGAAGTGGAAGAGCGTTTGGTGACCGAGGTTGAGACACCGGTTGAGGAAGTCGTTGACCGTCAGGAGAAAGGCAAGCAACGAGGACGTAGGAAAAGGAAAAGTAAGTGAGGTAAGTTATGGAACGTTGGCGCGATCTAATTTTAATGTCTACACGTGACCGCGTGTTGGTTCGCTTGCCAGGAGTGCAAAGTGATTTACTGAAAGGGCAAGTCGACACGTTGCTGCAGAATTACTCTCGGAGGTTCATGGATTACATGGATAGGAAGATCGTCTATCGTGAACGAACTGAATACTTCGACGTGGCGGAGGATTATCCTATCATCAAGTTAGCGGCCTGGCCTATTGGTTTAGATGCGACGCCTGAACCACTTGTAGAAATATTCAATGACAATAGTGCAAGTCCAACATATACAACTGCGCTAACGTATCAAGATGACTACCGTGTCTATACTGACGAAGATCATCAAGGCAAGATCAAGTTCAGGTCGCCACTCCTGCATGGAGCGCAAGCATTGAAGATTGTTTGGACCGGAGGGATGGCAACAAAGACAATCATCACTGAAGCAGATGGTGTGACAGCAAACGGTCCTCCGCGGACATTAGACAGTGCGTTGGCGACGTTTGAAGATGATCTTGTTGAGGTAGGCATGACTGTGACTGTTGGAAATGATACACGTGAGATCACTGCAGTAGTGAGTCAGACACAGCTCGAAGTTGATGCTGACTGGACGTCGCCTGGATCAGGTCAGACGTATGTTGTCAATGAAGCGGGGTTTGTTGGAGCCTACGAGGAGATCGAAGAAGCTTTGATCGATCAGATCGTCTTTCACTGGAAGCGTCGCGACAAGTTGGACGTTAAGGCAATGGGCGTGCAAGGTGGGACAGGTGTTAATACAACCTACATGGATCTTCACCCATTAAGGTTGATGGACGGAGTTATCGACGTACTGCACAACTTCAGAAGGATTCAATATCCATGAGCATACGAGTAACAAGTAATGCTAGCCTAATTATTGCGACGTTCAAAAGGTTCCCGCAGGACTTTGATCGAGGCGTTAGGCGTACCTTGCAGGCAGGAGGTAACGAGATACAAGCCGAGATGATCCGCGCAAGCACTACGAAGTTGAAGAGGCGGTCAGGAACACTCGCTCGCGGTTGGACTAATAGAGTCGAAGGTCATGGGATGGGACTGCGATTAATCATTTTGAATGAGACGCCTTATGCAGTCACCCACGAGTTTGGCGCAGTCATAACTCCGAAG